GAAATGGAAATGGCTGCCTGTGAAAGAGAATCAGACAGACTTATCAATGCTTTAAATCGTATGGAGGCAACTGGTCAGGATCGTCAAATAAATGATAAGTGGATAAATTTAAAAAATCAGATGCGGCAGGCAGGAAAAGAAGCCGCACAGATACGTGCAGAGATGACACGTATGGAAAATGACAATACGGCTTATGTTGATCCCAAAAGTACAGAAGAATATCAGCGGATGGCAACGAGATTGCGGGAAGTAAATGGTCAATTAGATATTATGAACAAAAAAATGCATGAAGTTGCTGATCGGGAAGCTGAAGCAGGATCAAACGCGAATGGATGTTTCGGAACTATTCAAAGTGCAACGAAGCAGGCAACAAAAATGATTGAAAAATTTATAAAACGTTTAAAGAGAATTGCTTTGACGATTTTAGTTTTTCAGTTTGTATCAAAAGCATTTCGGGCAATGATCGAAGGTATTAAGGAAGGGATCCAGAATTATGCAAGGTATTCTGATCAGTTTAATCAGAGAATGTCAGAAATGAAATCATCTGCTTTAAATTTAAAAAATGCCATTGGGGCAGCGGCAATACCGATTGTTAATGCATTAGCTCCGGCAATAACAGTTCTGTGTAATTGGCTGACAAAAGCAATAAATCTTTTTAATAAGTTTATATCTGCATTGTCAGGAAAGAAAACATGGACTCGTGCAAAAGAGCAGCAGGTTGATTATGCGGCATCGCTTAATGATACTGCAAATGCAGCTAAGAAAGCAAAAGGAGCATTGCAGGGATTTGATGAACTAAATGTTATCAGTTCAAATGATTCTGGTAGTGGCAGCAGTGGTTCTGATGGATCCGGTAGTGGAGTTGCTTATGAGGAAGTTCCATTGACAGAAAAGGATTTTGCTTGGATTGAAAAAATCAAGAGCATATTTGAAGCTATACTGCCGGTCGTGGTAGCGATTGGAGCGGCATTACTGGCATGGAAGATTGCTACTTTTCTTTCTGATTTAATGAAAACACATCCAATTCTTGGAACTATCTTATCCATATTAGCAGTAATTGCTGGAGTGGTATTGGCAGTCGTCAGCTATTTTCATATGTGGAATGAAGGTGTCGATTGGCAGGGACTGATAGGTTACATAGTGGGTGTATCACTTGCATTTGGCGGTCTATATGCACTGTTTGGTCCACTTCAAGCAGGTATATTCTTGATCATAGCATCTGCGGCAGGATTGATATTAGCCCTGAAAGATATCAGTGAAAACGGATTGAATGCACAAAATGCATCATTACTATTGGTATCTGC